ATGGTCAACAACAAATCCAAATACTGGAACTCCGCTTTGGGAATATGCTTCTGTAGATGGAAGAACAAATAATACTTTTGTTGCTACTGGATTAATACCTAACACATTATATTATTACCAGGTAGCAGCCGTTACACCGTATGATGTTGTAAATTGGACTGGTGCTGCATCTGGAACCTTTCAAGCACAAGATGCCGACGGCACAGCAGCTGGAGCTCTTGCAAGACTTAAATCTTTTATAGCAATAGGCGGAGCCTCCCAGGACTTGTTTAAAATAGGTACTGGTATTTCACAAAGTATTAATTTAAATACAGTACCTTTAACAAATCCATCTTTAACTTCTGGAACATATCATGGCATAATTTTAAACAAATCTACAACAAACGTTGGCAATAATTTTTGGCTTACGACTGGACAATTTAGGGTTGGAAACCCAACAGAGTTTTTATATTGGAACGGAACAGATTTATATTTAACTGGTAACGTTGATGCAACGGGAGGAAAATTTACTGGCAATGTTCAGCTAGCCGTACCTTCAGGAGGAACGTCAAGTGGAACTTTGTACGCTGGATCTTCGCCAACAAGCGGGGCTAGAGTAAGATTTAATGATTCTGGTATTTTTGCGTATGACGGAATTGCAACAGATGCAACCGTGGCCATTACAACTGCTGGACTTCTTGATGCTCGTAAAGGTTTTATAGGTGGCTGGACAATTAGCGGAACCTCACAAACAGTAGGCTCAATTTCTAAAAGCGGAACTATATTAGACAGCAATGGAAATATTACTTTAGGAGATACTACGGGAACCCTTGCTTCTATTGTTCGTCTAAGTTCAAATGATGCAACCTGGAGATTGTGGGTGGGCTCCCAAACAGGATCTAACGCTGCATTTAGAGTAGATAAAACTGGAAAGATGTATGCCACGGGAGCAGATATATCTGGAAACGTAGTTATTACTGGTGGATCAACCTTGACTGCAATCAATGCAAAAAAATCAATCTTCACTGGAACTTCAGCAACAGCAACAGCAGTTGGAGATCTATGGTTTGATACAGCTAATAATAATAGGCCAAAGGTTTGGAATGGCGCATCATGGGTTGACTATAGAGATTCTGGAATCACAACAGCAGTAAATGATGCAGCAACAGCTTTAACAACAGCAACAGGAAAAAATAAAACTTTTGTTTCTGGAACGGCTCCAACAAATGGAACTGGTGCTAATGCATTAAGAACTGGTGACATGTGGATAGATACAGCAAACGGAAATATATTAAAAGCATGGAATGGATCTTCATGGAATGCTTATCAAGACTCATCAATTGCAACAATAAATACTTCTCTTAGCACGAAGCTTAAAGCAAGCGCATATGTAATTGCAAATGCTTCTAATGAAATAACTGGTATAAGCGGTAACGGAATAAACATTTGGAGCGGTGCATCAAATGCAAGCAACACTGGCCCAGCGACATCTGGATCAAGAATCACATTGAACTCTCAAGGATTTCAGGCATACGACACAAGCGGAAACCCTACAGTAAGCATATTAACTGGAACGGGGTCGGCGTCATTTTCTGGAAACATAGCCGCAAAGTCTGGAACAATTGGTGGTTTTTCAATTGGAGCAATTGAAGGAGATCTAAGAGCGTCAACAAATCCAGATACTGGAGTTTTGCCTAGAATAATATTTGGAGACAAGGTGTACCTTGGATGGGTCTCTGGTGACAACTATGTATTTAGAATAGGAAATCCTTATTCAGAGAGAGTTAGATCTTTTAGAATCCAGACCATAACAAATGTAAATAGAATTGCAGTAGATGTTGCAAATGCAAGCGATCTTGATTATGCAGCAGAAATTAGAAATATTGTAAGGGCTGTAGGATTTAGACACATGGGCGACGGATTCGTATCAGACTCATCTAGGAGATATAAGGAAAATATAACAGAGGTCCCAAAGCATTACTATGAAAGAATCCTAGATGTTCCAATAAACTTTTATACATATAAAACAGATACAGATGAAATTGCTCACGAAATGAAGGGCACACATAGTTTCGGACCAATTGCCGAAGATATAGATGCATCTGGTCTTGGATACTTTGTTCAAAGAGATCTTACTGGCCAGATAACTTCGTTTAGAAATGAGCAGAAATATCCTTATTTATTAATACCAATTGTCCGTGATCTTAAGCTAAAGGTAGAAGAGATGGAAGCTAGAATATTAGAACTGGAGAATAGTTAATGTTTAAATTTTGGTGCTCAATATGCATAGACGATAAAGAACTCTACGCAGACTCAGTAGATAATGGGTGGGGCTATGCCACATGCCCAGACTGCGGTTCAAATTTAAAAGAACCGTTTTCAAGACATAGGGGAATTACCGATGAAGAAATGACAACGGAATCCTACAGAGCCCTACATGGGCTAGACAACAATACCCCATAATGGTATACTTTAAATCTATCAAGGAGATAAAATGGATAATAAATTAGAGCTAGTAGTTCAAGCCCTACAGCAACGCATTGGAGAATTGGTCTCACAATATGAGACACATATTGCATTGCTTCGTGCCGAGATCACACAATTAGCAGAACAAAATAAATTACAGGAAGTTCCATCAGAACAACCAAAGGAGTAAAAAATGGCAGAGCAGCTTATACCAACAAAAATTTCGGCAGGAGACCCAGTAACTTCTGACCTTATTGCCGCAATGATTCAGAATATTAATAAATTGGCTGCGCCAGCAACTCCAACTGTAATTAATATTCAAAATGCAGGAGCTAATACTCCAGTGGCTTCCGTTTCATCTACGGTTGTTGCTGTTCCATCAAGTAAATCAGTAAAGTCTTCTGATAAAAATGGAACACCAGCTAAAGTAAAGTTTGGCCAAACATTTAACGGAACACCAGACGTATGGGTTCAAATTAATACAATTGGACAAACATCTCCATCTTGGCCAAATTCACAAATTTTTATACAAGTTGAGAGTGTAACCGCAACTGAAGCAAACATTAGATTTAGAACAAATACTGCAAGCACTACTGTTAAATTTACCTTATTTGCAGCTGGAACATTAGTAGCAAAATAAGCTATTGACAATATGTATCAATATGTTACAATTACTGTAACATCAAAGTCACGTCTACGTGACTTTTTTATATATTAAGGGATTCAATGAGTAACGATTTAAAATGGATGCTGTCATCCGACCAGCAGTTCCCGTATCAAGACGATAAGATGATTGCGCTTTGGTTTAAGGTAATGAAGTGGTTTAAGCCAGATGTAGTAGATTACTTAGGCGACACAGACGATCAAGCTTGCTATAGTAAATACACTGAGGGAAGATCGGCAGAGTTTTTAAATTTACACAAGACCGATAGTCGTGATCTCATTGTTCCTATGATGCGGCATGAAGCAAAAGGCGCAAGAGATTTTTATACAAAGACAAGAGAAATGTTGCCAGACGCACAACTATTTTCAGCTCTTGGAAATCACGACGTTAGAATCTTTAATTACGTAGATGCAAAGCTCCCAGATTATATTAACGAAGTAACCCCAGAAGCGCTATGGGGACTAGACTCGCTGGGATACGAGTACATTCATTACAATGAACTACCTAAGCGTAGATTTGGAGACATCCACGTCCACCATGGAATTTCAATTGCAGCAACTGGATCTGTTCGTAAAGACATGGAAGACCTTCAGGTGTCTTTGATTCGTGGACACTCACACAGATTGGCAGCCCACCTAGTTACTTATGAGCTAAGAAATGAAGGTCAGGGAGAAACTCTTCGTGGATATGAACTGGGTCACATGTGTGATGAAAAGGGTCCTGGAATGAAGTATATGCAACATCATGATTGGCAAAAAGGATTTGCCATTGCTCATATTGTTAATGACTACCCGCATATTCAGATGATTCATGTTGCACCTGATTATTCATGCGTTGTTGACGGGAAGACATTTACCTTATAATGTGGTGCGGAAAATGTAGAGGCAGAGTTTTTGTAGACAGAGTTTTTTCTCAAAAGCTGCACATGGAGCTGTTTTGCATTATGTGTGGTAAGCGATGGATGGTTAATAAAGAAACGAGTGGTTTTGGAAAATGGCTGGAGCTAAAAGAAACGGCAAATCAAAAAGCTTACGGTATTTCTTCTTAAACGATAAAATACATAAAGTTTTAAAATCATCAAGATCTAAAGACGAAATAATTGCTTGGTGCTACCCAGAGAAGAAAAGAGTCATGTACTCATATTCCCAGGTTAAAAAAAATATGGAAACTGCATATACTGTTGTAGAAGTTGCTTCTATGCTAAACAAGCATAGGGTAACTATACAAGAATATATATTAAATGAAAAAGTGGCCACTCCTCAAAAGATATATCCAATAGGACAGCCAGACAGCGAAAACTGGTCACAGTATATGTTTAACCAAAAAAACATATTAGACATACACCAACATATATTAGATTCAGGACACTCAAAAGAAATTCCATCAAAAGCAGAGGTGCAAGCTCTTCTCAAAAACAATTTAGTATTGTATACTAAGACAGAAGAAGGCAAGTTTGTACCAGTTTGGAAGGCGGAATAATGACATTTAATGCTTGGTATAAGATTGAATCTGGAGCAGAAAAGAAGCGTAAAAGAGAGCAAGAGGTTGCATACTGGAACTCGTTAAACGGTCCAGTGGTAATAAAGAGTTCTAAGGATGAGTCTGATGGCAAGTAGCCGTATTGTTATTTGCCCAACATGTAATAAAGAGCTTGAGGTAAGATCTGATTTTGCACACATAACATTGTTTAACCATATTAAAAAGGAGCACAAGTGACAACAAGAGTTAAGGTAGACCTTTCATTTACAAGAAACCTTGGAAATTACGAAAGCATTAAAATAGGCGTTGGTATTGAAGACGATGTTCGTCAAGGAGAAACTGTTGATGCTGCCACAGAAAGAGTATATGCTTTTGTTGAAAACAAGCTAATTCAAAAAACAGAAGAAGTAGAGGAAGAGTTGAAGCGTGGCAAATAACAGAGAGCCTTATATTTTACTTACAATGTATCAAAACTTATACAAAGATAAATATGGACGCACAATTACAATAAACAAGTTTCGTGAAAAGTGGGCTATGCAGGATGTAATTGATAGTGTTGGTTTTGACCGTGCAAAAGATTTGTTAGAATATTATTTTGGATTGTCTAAAAACGGACACCCACTGCAGTTCTTTTTTTATAATTTTGATAAAATGGATATGCTAAAATTAGAGATTGAAAAAGATAAAGAAAAGCGTCGTTTGTTATTAGAAGAAACGAAGAAGATGGTAGAACAAGGCGGAATAGAATGAATACAGAAGCAGAGCTAATCTCGGCGGTATGCAAAAATAAAGACATAAGCACACTTCTTGCAGACAATGTAGACGATCTATTTACTTCGCATAAAGATATTTGGGACGGGCTAAAAGCTTATTATTACAAATTTAAGGCTGTTCCAGAGGCGGGAATCCTGCAAGAAAAGTTTAAGGACTTTGAGCCTCTAGACGTAAAGGGACAGACTGGATATTATTTAGATACGCTTAAGAATGAGTTTATATCAAACAAACTAAAAACAATTATTCTTAGAGCAGGATCATCTCTTAAAGAAGATGCTGCATCTAGAGTTCTTGAAAACATGCAATCTCAATTGGCTGGTCTTAGCAGATTTACTAATAATGTAAGAGACCTAGATGTAACAGACTCAGAATCAGCAATTAGATATATGGAATTGTTAAAGGTAAGGTCTAGCGAGATGGGTGGTTCTCCAGGCATTAAAACTGGTTTTGAGGCCATAGATCTTGCATACCCAACAGGTATGGCTCCAGGGCACCTTATCGTTGCTATCGGCTGGCCAGGGCGTGGTAAGACCTGGTTTACATCATATTTGGCCTGCAAGGCTTGGGAACAAGGCTTTAAGCCTATGATCGTATCCCTTGAAATGTCCCCAGAAAATATGCGTGACCGCATATACACAATGCTTGGCTCTGGACTATTTAAGGCCTCAGATTTCTCAAAAGGAGATATTAATATAGATAGCTTTAGAGCATGGAGCTCTAAAAAGTTTGCAGATAAAAATAGCTTTATTCTTATTTCTAACGAAGGAAATGTTGAGGTCACTCCCGCCACCATTCAGGGTAAGATCGATCAGCACAAACCAGATTTAGTTATTCTTGATTATCATCAATTATTTAATGACAATAAAAGAAGTAATTCTGAAGTTGAAAGAAATCGAAACGTTTCTCGTGAATTTAAAATGTTGGCGGTATCTAACAATATTCCTATCATTGACATCACAGCAGCCACTGCAGACGATGTATCTGATCAAGACAATCCACCAATGATGTCACAAGTTGCCTGGTCAAAAGCTATTGAGTATGATGCAGATATGGCTATGGCGGTGCATAGATACCCAGGAACAAATATGATTGAGGTCGTTTCACGAAAAAATAGGCACGGGCATGAATTTGGTTTATACTTAGACTGGGATATCAACAGGGGTATCGTCAAAGAAATTTATGAGAATCCATTCCAAAACAATGAATCACAAACCGATAAAAAGATTTCAAGTTAAAGTTGAATTTCTAGATGACTCTGATATGGTTAGGGTAAAGCATCAATACGAAAGCATGCTAACCCATCAAATGAGAGACAAAGGGTATCTTAGGGTACTTGACATAGACACCAACTTTTCGGTAGAATTTGACGGCACAACATGGATGTTTTTAATGACACTCTATGGAACATACGTAGGAAAGAAGAAGGCATGGCAGCACGAAGCAATTACGCAAGGAAAGCTGATACCACGCAGTACTCTAAGCAGCATATAAAGGCAATCGTAAAAAGCCTTGGCTTGCAGTTTGCTGGTGAGACAGATATAGAGATATCTTTTTACTGCCCATTTCATTCTAATAGACATAGCGCAAGCTGCAGTATCAGTAAGACGACTGGTGCGTGGCTATGCTTTAATCCTTCGTGTGGCGAAACTGGATCGATAATTGAGTTGGTTAAAAAAGTTTTACATAAAAATGATTTTGAAGCAATGAGATACGTCTACTCAAAAGAAGCAGAAACACTAGAAAATTTTGATGATCTTCTTAATGATGCTCTTGAAGAAAAGCCTGAATTTGAAGAATTCCCACAAGAAATATTAGATAGACTACATGCAGACTTAGCAGGAAACCTAAGCGCAAGAGAGTATTTTAAGTCTCGTGGGATCAATGAAGAGTCCATAAATTATTTTTGGCTGGGATACTCTTCCCCGACAAACATGGTGTCTGTTCCAGTCCATAGCCCAGACGGATTGCCAGTCGGACTAGTTGGTAGATCTATATCAGAAAAGAAATTTAAAAATAGCACCAACCTGCCTAGAAGTAAAACTATGTTTAATATTCATCGTGCTAAAAAAATAGGAGATAACGTTATTATTGTGGAATCTAGTTTTGATGCAATCCGTGTGCATCAAGCTGGGTTCCCCAATGTTATTGCAACTTTAGGAGGCCACATATCGACAGAGAATGTATCTCTGATAAATAGATATTTTAATAAGGTAACGCTAATGACTGATTCTGATCACGCTGGTCGTGAGCTTGCAAGCAGCATAGCCTCCAGATTAAAAAATAAAGACCTCTTGTGGGCTTCTTATGAATATGGTAAGATATATCCACATGATGCAAAAGATGCTGGCGACATGACCGAAGAGGAAATTAAAGCCTGTATTAAGAACGCAGTTTCCAATATTGAGTATCAATCTTGGACCCATGAGAAATAATAAACAGATGGATTTACACCATCAACTACAAAGGAGAAATATATGGGAATAGTAAAAGGTTTAAAAGATCTTAACAAGGTTATGGATAAGCCGCAGTCAAGCGGTGGCGATGGCGTAAAAGGACGCTGGGTAAAGCTAGAGGATGCAGAAAGCGTTAAAATTCGTTTCTTGCAGGAGCTAGACCCAGACTCACCTACATATAACGAAAAATCTGGACTTGGATTTATTGCAGTAGAGCATACAAATCCAAAAGATTACAGACGCAAGGCCTTATGTACAATGGACGATCAGGGCAAGTGTTATGGTTGCGAGCAGCACCGAAAAGACTATAAGGCTGGATGGAAAGGTCGTTCACGACTTTACATCAATGTTCTTGTAGATGACGGCAAGGAAGACCCATACGTTGCAATTCTTTCACAGGGCTCAAGTGGAAAGACAATCACACCAACCCTAATTGAATATGCTGGTGAAATGGGGAGCATTACAAACTTAATGTGGCGTGTAAAGCGTTCTGGCACTAAGACAGATACAAGCTACACAATAATTCCATTAGCAAAAGACGAAACTCCATTTGACTCGTCAGCTCTAGAGCTTTTTGATCTAGAGACAACCGCAGTTCGTGATATGCCGTATACGGAGCAAGAGTCCTTTTTTGCTGGAGATAGCACTCACGCAGAAGAGTCTTCATCAACTAGTAGTAATTTAGACTGGTAGTAGTTGTGGGGCGGGAATCCGCCCCACTCTACCAGAGTAGCCCAGCGGTAGAGGCGGTAGACTTAAAATCTATAAAGCGTGGGTTCGAATCCCACCTTTGGTACAAAACAGAAAATGGCGGAAATGATTAACTTAGAGATACCAGATCCATTTGAGACATTTGTTTCAAATAAGTATAAAAATTATATAGGTGCAGTATACGATTTCTTTGCTAGAGAATGGCATATGAAATGTGGATGCTGTAAAGAAGATTTATATGCACCAAACAAAAAGACAATGACTAAGATTAGACTTTATCATACTCGAAACGAATGCTTAGGCGGATATTAATGAGCTTTACACACCTACATGTTCACTCCTACTATTCATTAATGGATGGACTAAATTCACCTAAAGAATTATGCCAAGCAGCGTTAGATGCTGGGCAAACTGCGATTGCAATTACAGACCATGGTACTCTCTCGTCACACAGAGATATGCAAATTGCCGCAAAGGAAACTGGCATTAAGCCAATTCTTGGTGTTGAGGCGTATATTTCTCCAACCGATAGGTTTGATAGATCATCTAAAACAGATAAGTCTATTCAGGCCTATAACCATATTATTTTACTAGCGAAAAATAAAAAGGGGTTGGAGAATATTAATACTTTGCAAGAACTTGCATGGAACGAAGGCTTCTACCATAAGCCACGTATTGATAGAGAGATACTAAAAGAATATGCAGAAGGCATTATTGTACTTAGCGGATGCCTTAATGGACTTATTAGTAAGTGCATCGAAAAAGGCGAATTTTCAGAAGCCAAGCTTATACTTCAAGATTTTAAAAAAACTTTTCACGATGATTTTTATGTGGAGGTTCAATCTCACAATCCGCAAGAAATAAACTCAAAGCTATTGGAGCTTGCAGATGAGCTTGGCATTAAGGCGGTAGCAACAGGAGATGCTCACTTTGCTAAAGAAGAAGACAGAATCCTAGAAGAAGCACTACTAATTCTATCTACATCTCCAAAAGCGGACAAGGATATGGATTTTGATATGTCTAGAAACATGAAGGACATGTTAGATAGATTTAACTATCTTTATCCTGATCGTAGAATCTCATTTCAAGACATGAATTTGTTTATACAGTCACGCTCAGAGATTGAGTCTGACTTTAATAAGGCTGGAATATCACGTAAAGACATATACGAAAATACAATGGAAATTGCCAATAAGATTGGAGATTATGAGTTTTCTCAAGGATTAGACCTCCTGCCAGTGCCAAAGACGGATGCCGATGAAAGACTAAGGAAGTTGGCTGAAAGAGGCTTAGAGAGGCTACAGAAGGCCTCAGACCCTATTTATATAGACAGGCTTAACGAAGAGCTTGGCATTATTGCTAAGAAAAATTTTGCTTCGTATTTTCTTGTTGTTGGGGACATGATTAATTGGGCTAAAGAAAATAATATTACCGTTGGCCCAGGCAGAGGATCGGCTGCTGGATCTTTAGTTTGTTATACATTAGGAATTACGGATGTAGATCCCATTAAATATGATTTGCTTTTCTTTAGGTTTATTAATGAAGAGCGAAACGACTTTCCAGATATCGATACAGATTTTGAAGACCGTCGTAGAAAAGAAGTTAAAGATTATTTAAAGAAAAAGTTTAAACACGTTGCTTCTATTTCTACATACACTTATTTTAAAGACAAGGGTGTTGTTAGAGACGCTGCTCGTGTATTTATGGTTCCACTGCAAGAGGTTAATCGTGCACTAAAATCTGTAGATACATTTGAAGACTTTATAGATTCTCCAAATACAAAAGAATTTAGAATGCGGTACCCAGAAGTTGTTTGGCTTGCGGATAGGCTTCGTGGAAGAATCAGGTCAGTAGGAGTTCATGCTGCTGGTGTCGTTGTTGCAAAAGATGATTTAAGAAAGTTTGCGCCAGTTGAATCTCGTGAAGATGCACAGGATAAAGTTTCTGGTCGAATTCCAGTAGTTGCATACGATATGGATACGGTTGCAGACATAGGCCTTATTAAGCTGGATGCGCTGGGCCTCAAGACACTTTCCGTAATATCTGATACATTAAAGTCTATTAAGGATAGGCACGGAAAGACAATTAATCTTTCTGAGATGGCAATGGACGATGTTAATGTTTACAAGATGCTAAACGATGGGTATACAAAAGGCGTATTCCAGGCAGAAGCAACTCCATACACAAACCTTTTAATTAAAATGGGCGTAGATAAATTTGAAGATCTTGCTGCTTCTAATGCTCTTGTTCGTCCTGGCGCCATGAATACAGTGGGTGCTGCTTACATCAATCGTAAGAATGGCAATGAGGCTGTAGATTATATGCACACAATTATGAAGCCTTTTACCGAGAATACATATGGTGTTATTATATATCAAGAGCAAGTTATGCAGGCATGCGTACACTTGGGCGGTATGACTTGGGCAGAGGCTGATAAGGTCCGCAAGATTATTGGAAAGAAAAAAGATGCAAAAGAGTTTGACCAGTTCAAGGATAAGTTTATTGCTGGGGCTTCAGAACACATTACTAAGAAAAAAGCCGAAGCGCTATGGCATGATTTTGAAGCGCATGCTGGTTATTCTTTTAACCGCTCCCATGCTGTTGCTTACTCTATGCTTAGTTATTATACTGCTTGGCTTAAGTTTTATTACCCGCTTGAGTTTATGTTTTCAATCCTTAAAAATGAAAATGATAAGGACGCCAGAACAGAATACCTGATTGAAGCAAAAAGATTAGGCCTTAAGGTATTGCTTCCACACATTAATGAATCACAGGTTTACTTTTCCCTTCAAGACAATGCGATTAGATTTGGTTTGGCTGAGGTAAAGTTTATCTCAGACGGTATTGCAAATAAAATAATAGAAAGAAGACCATTTAATGATTATGCTGACTTTATTGAGAAAGCATCAAAAAAGGGTTCTGGCATTAATAGCCGTGCTGTTACTGCTCTTAACGCCATCGGCGGTGCTGCGTTTCCTGATAACAAAAGGCAAGGAAATGAAAAAGACAATTACTACGAATATTTAGGAATCCCTACATTTAATCTAGAAGGCATACCCCCTAGAATTAAGGCGCAAGCAAGACCAATTGAAGAGTTTGATGATTTGGGTTCATTTGTAATGTTCGGCATGGTAAAAAGCATTAAGCGTGGTAATGGGTGGGCTAGAGTAGAGCTGGTCGATGAGACTGGATCCATAGGGTTATTCCATACAGAACAGACCCAAATTGAAACAGGTCAGATGTACTTTATTCTTGTAGGAGACAACAGAATTGCAAGGTATGTTAAAGTTTCAGATATCAATCCAGAGTCACAAGATATTTTTGTAGATTATCTATATAGAAAGGCTTACGACTTAAATGATGAAGAGTACATTGTTGTAAACTTTACTCCTTATACTACTAAAGCTGGTAAGCAGATGAGCCATATAGTTCTTTCTGACAAGGATAAAAATT